TTGCTAATGTAGCTGCAACATCTGTACCATCAGCTCCCTTGGCTGCAAGTTTTGTCCACTTACTTGCGTCAGTAGTTGCGTTACCTTGAGTAGCTGCGATAGCTATAAATGTTTCGTTACCAGATGTAACAATGTCATCAATAACATAAGCTGTTGAGTTATCAAATGCTCCTCTGAATACTGGTTTGATACGACCTAAGTTTACTGTTGCCATTATTCACTTGCCTTTGGGTTATCTAATTTAACTTTAGATATAGCATCTTCCCATGTTGTAGTATCGTTTTGTTTGTCGTGCCACATCATATCTAATTGTTGTTGAATACTAGGATAAGCATTTTTTCTTGGCTGTATATGTGCATCTCTAGTTTTCATTAATGTTTGTCTAGCTTTAATGTCTGTAACACTTATAGGTGTTGTTTCATTGTGCCATTGAATAGAATTGTAATCATCATTATCAACACTAAACTCTGCGTTAGGATTAATATCTTTAATTGCTCTGCTTATGCTTATCATTATAGTATTCCTCCATCTATTTCCATTACAAGAAACTCAGTACAAACATTAATATCACTTACATTACTATCTGCTCTACCACTTCTGCCACATACAACAGTATTTGAACCATTTGTTTTACATTGAAATTTATAAGTAACAGCACTTGTTGTATTTGGGTGGTCAAAAATCATTAAGTTTAAAGGTATTACACCAACATATACATCAACAGAGTTTGCTTCGTGTTCAGCATGACCATGAGTTCCACCTACTGTATTTACATTTATATCTGTAAACGAACCACTACCTATCTGTCTTATTATTTTATAAAAGAGTAATCCACCAGATTGATTTTCTGAGTTCAAACTTGGATTAGCCATTACTAAAATTCTACTTGATGTAGCTGATGGTGTAATTGAAACACTTAATCCTGTTACATCTACAAAACTTGATGATGAAGATGTAAACACATCTGTTTTTATAGTTCTTTTAATTTGTTTTACTCCACCAGAACTAGCATTTTGAAATTCTAATGCATTTGCTCCACTATTTACAGCTAACACTTGATTTGCTGTTCCAAGTGAAGTTACTCCTGTTCCACCTTTTGCAACAGGAACAGTTGGCAATCTTGCATCAGCAATCGTACCAGATAAATTTGTAGCTGCTATTCCATCTGTAACTACTAGGCCTGTGCCTGTAGGTATAGTTATATTTGATCCAGAACTTTCTAGTTGATCTACAATTATTTTAGATGCCATATTTAAAATATCCTTTTTGTTATAATAAAGTGATTTTCTATATTTTTATTCATAAACATTTAGAGTACATCAAATCGTTGCAATCAGATGACCATCACTATTTAAACTAAAAGTAAATCCAGATGCTGCAAACATCTTGTCATCAAAGGCAGCATAGACAGCAGCTGTAATATTGTCTTGTCCACCATTAGTTGTTGTTACTTGTAAGCTGTCTAGGATGTTATCAGAGTTTGTATCTATCATAGTAAATCCATAGATCTCTGCACTAGATGCATTACCCAACTCCCAGGCATTACCAGCATCATTAACTTTAAATACTTTACCAGCTGCAATACCGGATGTAGATAATTGAGCAGTACCTACTGTACCCTGGGATGGAGTAGCAATATTTAATGTATCACCTAGTTTTAAAATTTTAATTGTTTCCCCAGAACTAGGAGCTGCTGCAAAAGTTAATTGATTTCCATTTACAGTAAAACTTTCGCCCCAATGTTGGAGTACCCCAGAAAGTATAACCATCAATACTCTTTCTGATGGAACACTCTCACTCATAGTAAAGGCTGTTCTACTACCATCAAAGCTCTCTGTTAATGTTATGAGCTTGTATTCGCCTGTTTGTAAATTCCTTCCAATATATGGCATTAGATTATTTTTAACTCCCCTGTACCAGCAACAGTAAATGTTACATTGTTGTTAATTGTAATAGGCCCAGCTAAAAAATAATTTTTATCTGCTGCCATTGTTAAAGTTACATTACTAGAAATCGTATCATAGTTTTTATAAGCATCACCTTCTGTACCCACATTACCACCTAGTACCAAGTTTGTTGCTGCTAAAGATCCTAACCTTGTTAATGCCATTATACTGTTACCAATAATTCACCATCGGCATTTACCGAAAATGATAATCCTTTCTTACTAAAAAAACTTTCATCAAATAGATCTGTTTGGGATCCATCATTTGTAGCTACATCAATATTATCTGTGCCATTAGTAGTAGTTAAAATTAAATCTTCTTTTTGAGATCCTGTTCCATTAGTCTTTTTAAAACCATACAGATCTGCATTACCTAAACCAGCTTGAGCTGCTGCTGATAGATCTGATATTTCTACTACACCAGCATCAATACTATCAGAGCTAGTTATAACTCCTGTAAATGTTGAATTACCTATGTATCCCATGTATCCTCCTATGTACTAATACTGTCAATAAAACTAACTACAGTTTTAAGTGAACTTGCTGTATCACTTTTTGCTTTTAACTTATCACCAGATTTTAAAATTATTTTACTACCACCATCAATAAGCTCCAAACTAGATCCTCCAGGGATCGGACAATTAACAATTAATTCAGTTGTATTAGAACTATTCTCTATTGCAGCAGTTACATTGATAGATGTACCGGTTACATTAACTAATCTAATTCCAACTACAGTATCAAAAGTATTAGCTTGAGCTAAAATATCTGTATAGCTAGTACCTATAGCTGTATGTGTTAATTGGTTTCTAAAATTTTGTGCCATGTTTTACTCCTTTCTATAATGCTACACTCATTGCAATACTAAATCCAGCCTGGGCAAATGAAGATGTATCTACAGCTGCATCTTTAAATTGTCCTCCAGAGAAAATACGCAATTTGTTACTGTTACTATTAAAATAAATATCGCCTTCTGTAAGATTGTCGCCATCCAAATCTGTTGAGGGTTCTGTTGATTGTACTCCCAGGTACTGATCTTGAAAATTATCTAGACTTGCCTCTGCTGCTGCTTTAGCTGTTTCGGCTGCTGTCTTTGCTGCCTCTGCTGCATTTTTATAAGTAAGGGAATTACTTTCAGAAGTAGATGCATTTGATGCTGATGTAGATGCCTCACCGGCTTTTGTCGTTGCTATTGCTGCCTGGGCAGTTGCAGTTTGACTTGCAGAAGTTGCAGTTGCAGCATCTACTAATAGATCCCATTTACCACTATCACTATTTGTAGTTAAGGGTTGAGATCCAGAAGATGAATGATCTGTGTTAGCTATAAAAATATTTCCGGTACTTGTATCTTTTACAATATCTCTTTGAAAGTAACTTGTACTAGCTGCCCAATTACCTTTAAAAGATCCAATCTCTGATGTCATTACTAATGATGTACCAGCTGCATCAACACTTAATAATTTATTAGCTGCTAACTCTGGAAAGAATACAGGGCCATTGGTTCCTGTTCCTGTTACTGTTCTAGCAGTAGAAGGTTTTAACTGAATAGATCTATCTATAATTTCTTTTAATTGTTGTTGTCTAATAACTACATTATCAAAATCAGTTTCAAGAGCTGCTGGTGTAATAACCTGGCCTGTACTATAAACTCCTGTTCTAGATAATGGTTGATCGCCAATAATAGTAATACGATCATTTTGTGCTGGAGTATAATTAGTACCTCCAGATCCAGAATTATCTATAAAAGTTATAGATCCTGTTCCATCTGTATTTAGAGTAGCAGAGTATTGAGTAGATAAAGTAAGCTCTGTATCATTTTGAAATACTAATAATTCAGATGTAGCATTAACCTGGAAGTTAAAAGTATAAGGCCCAGCCTGGTTACTAGATCCTACAATAGATTGTACTCTTCTTGCTGTTGCATTTACATTAAATGTTGCCATATATTATTCCTAATATTGTGTTATCGTTTTGTATAGTAGAACAAAAAAAAACCATTATTTTCTCTTTTTCCCTCTATGTTTTATTCTATCTTTGAGAGTTTCAACTCTAGAATTAAATCCATCATTTTCAGATAAGAATATTTTTTTAGCATTTTCTCTAGCCTCATTAACTATAGATCTTAATTTATTAATTTGTGCCTCCATATCTTTTGCTTGAAATGATGGTTTGTTAATTTCAGCTTGTACTTTTTCCAACATATCACTAAATCCACTTTGATCTTTATCTACATTCATTAACATAATAAAATCATAGTATTCATCTGATGTCATATTAATACCCTGGATAACACCTCTTGGCATAGGAATACCTAAACCTATTGATACTAAATAATCATCTACATCATTAAATTCTGATTGTTTAATTCTAATAGGGGATAACCAACTACCTTCTGGCCCTTTCATTTCTTGGCCCCATAAAGTTACTTTTGGTTTTAATTCTGGATTAAAAAATGGACTATTTAACATTTGTTTATTCATTGCTTTATAGAATGCTTGAATAGGAGCTGGTACATTACCATCATTTATAGGTTTAAATAAATTAGCAAAAAAACCATTTTCAAATTGATGATCTGTCATAGCAGTATCGTAAATAGTATTATCTGTATTTCTTTGTAAGTATGCACCAAAAGATCCTGTAGGATTAACAGCTAAACCAACTGTAGCATTTGTAAGTTTTTCAACTAAAACTGTTACTGTTCTTTTAGCAGCTCCTTCTGGATCACCATAACCAGGTTGAAATAATTTACCTAACTCTTGAATACCTTGTAAGAAAGGTTGCTGTGTCATGTATGGGTAAATAGATAATACAGCAGCTGTAGCCATATCTGTTAATTCTGATAAATTATTTTCATTTCCATATTGATCTGGTCTAGATGCCATCAAAGCAAAGTCAGCAGAGATAGCAAGTAAAGAAGATATAGGATCCATTCTTGAATAAGAGTAACTTGTATATTGTCCTGTTTCTTTATCTAGTACAGCAATAGAATATGGTTGATAACCTTTTCTATAAAATGCTTGTCTTTCAGCTTTATCCATTGGGGCCATACCGGTTATAACAACATCCCTATCAAAATCAGCTGTACCCCATGCCATGTTAGCCATTGTTACCATCATGCCTGTACCGGTTGCTAATTTAGCTAATGCAAGATTTTGAACTCTCTTACCATTCTTACCAGATAAATCTCTTCTAATTTTTGTACCTAAATCACCAGGTAATAAAGCTCCTATTGCCATCATACCTGGATTTCTTTTGTTACTTTCAAAAAAGATATTCATAATAGTTTTATAGAATGGTACAAATATTTTCATTGCTGGAACATTTAATACTCTTTGAGCATCTTTTAATACTCCAGGAGGTAAATCTTTTTGGAATGTAGTTTCTAACATACCTTCTTTAGCTAACTCTACAGTTTCTTTATCTGGATCTGCTAAAGTTTTTAATCTAATAACTTCTGCATCTGCCTCACTCACACCATCAGCAAGAGCTTTATTAAATTTTTGTGTAGCAAGTTGTTCTAGTTGCATGTGATATGCAATACCTTTCATAAATTCATCTTCTGCTACAAGAAATCTTCCAGGTATTCTAGCATAGGTTCCATAGTATTCTAACATTTTACCCATATAACCATCTTTAAAACCTTCTGGTAATAGATCTTTAGATACAGCTTTTGATTTTCTTAAATCTAATTTTGTTGTAACAACATCACCGGTTTTAAATGCCTCTGTTCCATTTGCCCATCCTAATTTTGATGCGTATGAAAAACTTGTTATCATATTCCATACTTCATTAAACTGTACACCATCAGCAGAACCAAAGCCTGGTATTTTATTAATACTTGCAGCAATACCATATTCAGCTACTCTTAATGTTTGAAAACCAACAGATGCTGTTATATTGACAACATGAGTTAAAGGTGAAGATAGTAAAGAATTAACATAAATCTCTGACCAAGCATCACCAAGTTTTGTCATAAAACTATCTTTTGCTGCTTTTGATTTTTGATGTGGTTTTAAAGTTAAGAATTGTGATGCAATCATTTGAGCTTGTTTAGGATCTAGATATTCTGTACCACCCATTTGTTTCATAATTGTTTCTAAATCTAATACACCTTCTAAAGATGGAGTATCCATTTTAGATATAACACCTAATGCTCTACCGGTTTCTGATACAGATCCAGCTACTTGAGAAAATAAACCTCCATATAGTTGAAGAGCTTGATAAAAATTTTGTATTTGTTTTTGTGTTGCGTTTCCTGTTTGTAAAACTTTAGCTAATCTATCTGTTTCCATTTTAGCATAACTAACCTCAAGTATAGCTCTGTAAGTTTCTTCTACATTAAAAGTATCGCCAGGTTTTCTTTTTAATATTTTAAGATAAATATCGTTTCTACCAATTTTAGCAGCCTCATTAGCAATATCTTCTATTTTCATTTTGCCTCTTTTGGCAAGATCAATATTGTCTTTAAATATGTTATAAACTACATCTTGGAAATCTGTAATCTTCATACCTTTTTCCATGTAGTTTGGTTTAAAGATAACTTTATCTTTAGTAAAATCTAACTTACCCATTTGTAGATTTTCCATTGTCTTACCAATAAATTCTATTTCAGTATCTTCCCACTCTCTAAATATTACATTGCCTGTACCTTCTTCAAAAACATAGGGTTTATCTTCTGGAACTTTAGTTGTTATTGCCTCTTGTTGTTTATCGTATATTTCTTTTTGATTTTCCCCATAAGGTTTTTCAGTTAAGGTATCCTTCTTTTTCATTTTAGGAATTTTTTTAGGAAATATAGATGCTAATAATACTTCTTCATTTTGATTTTCATCTTCTATTTTAGCATTAAGATCACTAACATTATTAGATGTTTCTTCTGGTATAATATTACTTTCAACAGAGTTAGAGATAGGCCCATCTGTTTTTTCTATAAAATCAGTATCAGTATTCTTAATGTTATTTTTTACATCCAACATTTCATCTATCTTTTTATCTGTAGGTATTGACATTATTTATTACCTCTCTTTTTATAAAGAAAACTAGCTCCTGTTTTACCTTCTGCACTTGTATAAATATCTTTAGCTTTTACTTTTAAACTTATTATTTGATGTGTTTGAGGTTCACCAAAAGCTCCAGCTAATTTTTTTGTAAGAGCAACATAATCACCTTCATTTATTTTTGCATTCTTAACATTTTTTGGAACTACTCTATAAACTGTAATTTTTTTATTTGGATTATTAATTACTGATTTAATTATATTCATTTGTTCTACATACATATCATGCATAATATCACCTTTAGGTTCCATAGATACTAAAGAAATATTTTGTTTATCTAATGATGTGTTAAATTTTGATATAGCTTTATTATCTATTTGATATGAAGTATCTACTTCTTCTACCTGGGCAGCTATATCTTTATTAAGATCATCCATAGCATCCCTATCTTTTGACAAACCACCACTTGCTGGTTCTTCATAATCTACATCACCTTTTTGTGGCATCTTATCTTCTATGACACCTGGAGGTGGATTATCAATATCAACATCTGGCATAGCATCATTAATCTCTTTCATAATTTGTTTATCAGATTTTGCTGACTTAAACATTTTGCTTATTATTTTAAACATTGGAACTATACCTTCACCTACAGGGCCTAATGCACTATCGGCTATAATAGCTTTCATTTTTTCTTCAAACACACTATCAGCATTGTAATCTGTTTCTGGTGTAGCAAGATAAATAAATATTTCTTTTGACATACTATCTGCTGTCTTTGTATCTACTCCAAAAATTTCTGACATAAAACTTAAAAAGTTTGGATCTGTTGGAACTTGAGCTGTACCTACAGTAGCTGCCTCTGCTGCTAATGCTCTTGTAATAAATGGCAATACACCTTTTGCTTTTATAACTGTGTTAAATAATTTGTAGTAACCTAGACCTGGAGTTAAGTATTGAGCTATACCTTCTGCAAATCCTCCAGCTAAAGTTTCTGTTTCACCTATTCTTGGATAAACTTCATTTTTAAAGAACTCACCAAACTTTTGTACAGATCCATCAGATACTAAATTTAGTTTTTCTAATGTAGCTAGTCCTAACCCACCAACACTTTCTGTAAGTTTGGTAACACCTCTAGCAGTACCCACCCCAAGATCTTTTGCGTAAAACAAACTTTTATCAAAGATACTATCTTCTTCTACAATAACATAACCTTCATTGGTTAATATATATTCACTATTGCCATTACTAAAATCTTGATAATTATTCCAATAACTTTCAAAATTATTTAAATCATTTAATTTTTTATTAGATGCAATATTATCTTCTGTAGTGATTTCATTATTCAATGCATTACCAACAATATTATCTTCTGTAGTAATATTATTATTTAATGAGTTACCAACAATGTTATCTTCTGTAGTAATATTATTATCTAACATTTCATCTGTTTTCATTATTGTGGGGCCTCATTGTTAATTGTTTTTAAATAATTTAATTCTTTAATAGCTGCGTCTAGTGTAGCATCTGTAAGATCTAATGGTCTTACAACATCAATAACAAACAAACCTTTTTTAACTTCTATGTTTTTTATTTCTTCTAATACAGATATAAAGTCATCTATATCCTCATCAGTAGAAAGCATAATATCATTAAAATTATATTTAGTTAATTCTTGTATCTTTGGTATTTTATCTACCGATACATTTTCTTTTAAGTAATTAATAAAAACTTGTTTTTTAAAACCAAATTTACCCTGGGTATTTGTTAATTTGTTTTTTGTTATAAGCTCTTCATTTTTCTTTTCAGTATCTGTTGCAACATCTTCGGATAATTCTCTAGCTTTTTCCATAATATCTTTAGCTGTAAGCTCTGGATTGTCTAACATATAATCATAAAGCTCTAATGATTTCTTTCTATATTTATTGTAAGCAACAGGGGCCTCTTCTGCAAAAGCTGCCATATCAAGATCTGGATAACCAAAAGACTTTCTCATGTAAGCATCAGCTGCTTTCCATTTAGTATCTTTTTGAGTAATTACTTTTTCAATCAAAGCATATTTTGTTTTAGCACTTAATTTAAGATCTCTGTGTGCTTGTTTAATTTCAGATATAGTTAAAGTACCTTGTACTAAACTATCATTTAAAATTGCTACAGTATCTCTGTTATCAAATGTTGCGTCATTTTCTGCTTGTCTAAAATCTTCTGATAACTCTTTATAAAGTTTGTCATAAATTTTTGCCTCTTCAACAAGAGATTTAGCTAATGTAAAATTACCTTCTCTTTTAGCTGTATAGTATTTTGTTTGTAAATCATCTTGATCATCTTTTGTATCAAACTCTAACATTTCTTCTTTTTCTGTTAGATCTTTATAAGCATCATCTTTCCATTCATCTAACTTATCATGGAATTCTTTTTTCTTATCTTCTGGCAAACTGTTATAGATTTTTTTTAATCTATTATTATTTTCAAAGTTTCCTTTATCTGCCTCTTCAAAGTATTTAGTAATTGTTGTTCCATCTACTTTATTCTCATCTTGATTAACATAATCATATAATACATTTTGTTTTGATTTAATAACTTCATCATCCCATTTATTAGACCACTCTGCTATTTTTTCTGAACTTACATTTTGATTATTTAGCTCACCAATAACTTGTAATTTTCTTGCATCTAATATTTGATCTACTGTTCTTATTTCATAACTATCATCATCATCGTGATCTACACCAACATACAAATCACCACCTTTAACTATATCTGCAATTTCTTTTATTTTTTCTTGACCATAAATTAAAGCTACAGTTTTCTTTTGATTAACAAAATCTTTAATCTTTTTATCTGAATAAGCTGTAAAGTAACTATTTGCTGTAGATGCTAGTTTTGCTTTAGTAGCTATAGATGCATCTGCATCTACTGAAATTAAACTATCTGCATATCCTTCTGTAATTGCGTTAAGTTGTAATTGATATGTTTCTAAATCCATATCAGTTTTGTAAGCTATTTCTTTTAATGCAGCGAATTTACTTTGTGCATCTATTACCATATTAGTTGAAAGGGTAGCAACTTGAGCAGCCTTAATAGCTTTTCCTTTTGTAGTAACAGAGTTACCTTTAAACATTTTATTTTTTTCAGCTGGATTAGCATCAAGGAATTGTTCTAAACTTAATGGATTTTCTGCTCCATATTTTTTACCTTCTTCTAACATTGCCTTGTCTAATTCATTGGTAGCAAAACTACTTAAACGATCTAGTTTTCTATTCATATCATTTAGACCAGATGTTAAAGAACTGTATTGAGCAAACCTTATTCCAGGAATGCTATATCCTTGTACTGAATTACCTCTATATCCAACTCTAGTTTTTGCCATTATGTTTTATCAAATCCTCCTGTGGTTCCGATTGTTCCTATATCAGTACCTAATCCTGTAATTGCATTTAAAATACCAAATTTTTTTGCATACTTACCAGCTTGTTTAAAGTTTTTAAATTCTAGTAATCCTAAATTATCCATTAACTCTTGGTTGATCAAAGCTATATTATAATCTTCTGAACCTTCTCTTAATGTAACCATTTGAGCAGTAAGCATAGATCCTTCGTTAGTCATCAAACCACCAGCTGCACCTTTAGCTATAATAGAACCTAATGCTTTATTAGTTTCTTCTAAAACTTTTACTCCATCTTCTTTTGCAGAAATTCTTTTTTCTTTGTATTGTAATAAAGCTACATCAGCCTGGGCATCATAGTAAGCCTTTTGTGCCATGCCTCCCATGTATGTGCCATAGGCTTTACCAACTGATGCTACTACTGCAATTATTGCCCAAGGATTTGCCATTATTGACCTACACTCACTTTATACTCTACCCCAAGTAATGTGAAGAATAGGGGAGCTGATTGACTAAATGTTAGTTGTCCTTCACGATCATAACCTAACATTGGTTTTCTTCTTTTCTTTCCTGTAAAAAAACTTGCTGCTGTAAATGGAAATTCTTTAGCATCTAAAGTTAAATTTTGTGAAAGGTATAATAAAGCTGATGCCTCTACTATTCTTTTCTTTTGTCCAACTGTATTACCACTTGGTAATTTTAATTCTACCGGCATTGTTTTTATAGTAGGTGTATAGTTTAATCCTACTTCAACATAAGTTGTTGGAACAGCATCTAAAGTTATTTGACCAGATCCATTAACAACTTTATCATTTTGCATTGCATCATCAGCAATTACTTTAACTGTCTTACCTTGTAAATGTGATAACCCACTTAATGTTGTAGATGATGGTTTTGTACCACCGGTAAATAATATTGAACTATCTGTAGTGTTGTCATCATTCCAAGTTTCAACATAATAAACTGTATTAGAATTTACTGTTCTTTTAATTACAAAATAAATTGTATCTACATCTACAGCTACATTTATAAATTCACCATCAGTAGATGATAAAGATGGAGCTATAACATTTTGGCCTCTCAAGATTGAATAAGTTGCAAGAGATCCATCAGTATTAACAATTAACAATAAATCACCATCATCAGTAGATGTTGCTTTTCTTAATGCTAGATCTGTTGGAGTAACAAGTAAATGAGAAGATAATAAAGAAATATTATTTGATATGTAAGATAACTCTACATCACTAAATAAAAATTCTCTTAATGACTTACCAGATCTTTGTATAAACATTGTACCACTTTCTGCTCCCACAGGCTTGATACCTTCTTTAGATCCTCTTTTAGTTGCACCTTGTATTACAACATTGCTGGGTGTGATTGGATCTAGATCTGATTGTGGTAAAAAGAATTCACCACCTTTAGTAAATATTTGTAAATCTCTACCAGAGAATAATCCTGTAACAGCATTAACCTGGCCTGTGTTTAATGTAACTTCTATAGCATCATCATCTAATGCCTCACCTGGATTAAAATCAAAAAATCTTCCTACTCTAGATGCAAAGATTGTGTTTGGTCTAGATTTAGATCCACCAAAATATAATCTTCCTTCATGGAAAGTTACTGTTCTAGGATAACCATTAGTATTACTCCAGGCATCTACATAATCAACTTCTAATAACCAAGATCCATTTGCTATAGCAGATGTATTAAAAAATGGTATTTCAACAATAGCCTCAACAGATGTACCAGATACATGCCTAGTTATTCTTGCTCTACCAATTCCATCAACTGCCTCAACATAATCATCAACATTACTTGAAGAAAAAACTGATGAAGATGCTGTTATTGTAATGTTACCATCTACAGCAGAAGGAGTTATTGTTCCAGCTGGATTAGATGTAGATAGTGAAAATGCAAACTTTGGAATATACTCAAATGTAATATCTGCTATTGTCCATGTTGTATGACTAGCTCCTCTAGTAATTTTTTTAGGGGCCATATCCTCCTGGACAACAATTAATGTATCTGCTGATTGAGCATAATCTATTGTACTAATCATTGCTGATGTAATAGTTGTAACCAAGTAATCATTACCGGTTCCATTAATATTTGTTTGTAAAACTTTATCTTTATAGATGTACATTCTATTATGTACAAATAACAACATATAACTTTGTGTAGTTGAAAATTCAAAAGGTACTAATCTGCATCCACTTTGAGGAGCAGCAGCAGAAGGTATAGTTGAAACATATTGTAATCCTGGCCTACGAGTAATTCCACCTTGAGGCTGTATAACTACATTACGAGCTTGTTCTAAAGAATTATAATATTGATCAATATCTATTCTAGATTTTAATAAAGGATCTATTTCCCCTGTAGTAAAGTTTGTTTGTATAGATACAGCTCTGCTCATTATCTAACATCTGTTAATGGAAACTCATGTATTGCATAACTAGGCTTACCTCTACCATCAGCATTAGCTGCTGATCTAAAATATCCACCTCTATTGTTTTCAGAAGGTGTACCTAAAGTTACAACTTTCCAATAATCTGCCTTTGTTATTTGATCTGTTACCGGTTCAGCTAAATGCCATGCCATCATATAAACAAGTAACTGTACAAAGTATGAAGGCATTAATCCTTCTGTAATAGCACTTGTTATATAATCTATATAAATTGTAGTTTCATTTGTAAAAATCGCTGGGCCAGAAGATGTATATTGCATTTCAAAATCTCTAATAGGTTGAGCTAAAGATGCATCAGTATTATAAACTTGAAAGGCTTGACCAGCAACAGCAGTTGAAGGTAGATCAAATCTATTATCCCATTCACCTATTGGTGATGTTCCAGATTTAGTTAATTGTAATTTTGTTAGAGCAAAGCTCCAAGGATACATTGATAGAGTTTGTCTTTTAACAGTTTCGTAAATGTTATTACATACAGCAGCAGCATCATTTGATGTATCGCTAAATGAACTTATTGTATCAGCTCCCAGCAAATTTAATGCTTGGTTGCAGATTGTTATATTTGTATCACCACTTGCCATATAAAAATTCCTTATTGTAGAAGAGGCCCATAAGGGCCTCCTCTATTCTATTATTAGTCTGCGTCAGCAACTGATAGAGGTGTTCCATCAGATACATCAACTACACCACTCGCATTTGATAACACAGTTACCAAACTTGAAGTAGGTACAGAACTATCCCAGATATGGATAAGATCGCCAACTTTTAAAACATCGGATGCACTATTGAAATATCCAGATGTATTAATGTCAGCTAAAGTATCAGTACCTGGAGCTGTGTAACTCCACATTTGAGGAGCAATACCAGCTTTACTTTGTCCACCTATCGGTTGTAGGTTAGTTTTATCATAAGCCATAATTAATATCCTCCTCTATTAGCTTTCGTCACAAGTTACTTTTACGATACCTTCGTCATCTATAGATACTGCACCAGCACTAAACATAGAATTAACTAGGAAAGATGTTTTTTCCGGAACATAGTTAATCTCTGTTTTTTGTGCCATGTTTTCAGCCATACCTATTGCTGAACGATGGAAAGCAAAAACACTTCTGTCGTTTGTTGATAATGGTAGTCCACCTTCATCTCTGTCGCCTAACACAATAAATTTCATACCCATAAATGTGTTAATTTCGCCAGAAACAAGAGCTTTAATAGATGCAAAGTCACCACTTACTGCTCTCTCATCACCTAGTAATCCAGCTAAATTGTTAGCATGAACAGCTATGCAACGATCATCAAATGGAACATTTTTTGCGTCAAGAGCTTTTTTAGCAGCTATTAACTTTCCAACATTCAAGTTTGAGTTTGCAGCAGAACCAGATGTAACAACATTTTTCGCTACTGTTGATGCACCAGATGCACCATTAAGAGCATCTATGACTAATTGGTCTATTCTTCTACCGATTGCTTTTGAAACTACTTGAACAAGCTCTGATCTTTCATCAAAATTAACTTTTGCTTGATGAAAAATATCGCTGTATTCAGCAGCATTGTAATCTGACATAGTTGCAGTTACCTGGCTGTAAGTTACATTTAAAGGTGTAACATCAGTTTGAGGTATCCTTGCAGTTGCAGATCCCTTACCAAGTTTATTAAACTTGTAAGTTTGCCCTTGTACTCCAGATCTTAATCTAACAGCCTGTCGCAATACACTTTCTGATTGGTAAGCCTGTTTGACCTCTGCATCAAATAGAGTAACAAAAGCATTTGTTATTGATTGTGCCATATTTT